ACTTCTCCTTCATAATAGCGAAAATCATCGGCTCTGAACAATTGATCTTCATCACCAACAATTTCACACATATATTCACGATAAAACACAGATAATCTATTTATAGACTCTAATTCCTTCTTTTTTTCAAGAAGTTTCTTTATAGACCACCATTCTTCCCACAATGCTGTTTTCTTGTCAATATCAGGTTTATACGTAAGATTTGTCCATCCATGCATTTCCTTTAGTGTTTCAACCATGCAGCGTTGATGCTGCGGAGTTCCAATAACAATAAGTCTACCCTTAAAGGGGTCAACAGAAGGAATTGCTGATTGCAATAACCATCTTAGATTAGTTTCCATTGCTTCTGCTGTTTTAGTGTTATTTTCATCTTCAGGATCGTCTATAATAATAAGGCTAGGGCGTTGGTTCCCGATTTTTATTCCTCTGATTTGCTGACCCGTTCCCTTGCAAATTATCATTGACCCATCTTTTAACTCTATTTCTGCTTTTGACCAACTTTTTGCTGAATGCTGTCCCCAATATCCAAACATCTGCCTACATTGCTCGCTATAGTCTAATGTGTCTTTTATTAAACCAAGGAGTTTAACTGCATGATCCTGTGTTCTAGAGACAAGAACAATTAGTTTTCTACCTTCACCAAAAAATAAATGATGTAATGGGAGTACCCCTCCAATAATGGAACTTTTAGCATGCCCACGTGGAGCCACTATATTAATTTGCTTATCATCGGGGTTCATGAGATAGTTGCACATATCATAATGAAAATCAGGCGATTTAGCTGAAAACATAGAAGGAATACATATTTTCCCAAAAAGCATCATATCATGACGCATTTTTTGTAAAATTTCCTTATGTCGTTGTTCGTTAATAATCTACTCCAAAATATCCAGTTACATTGTCTTCATAAGCGGATAATTCCATATCGTTAGCAACATCCACTAATACCCGCATAAAAGACTCTAATTTCTTTATATCCTTCTCAGGAGCAGTGACAACAACGTGTTTTTTGACAACTTTAGGCTTTTCAACATCATTTTGTATAGTTTCAAGCATCTTGTTTCCTCTCGATCTTTAATTTGCGACTTTCTTCAGATTCTATTTCGTCAAGTATCTTTTTCGTAACATCTATCTGTAAAGTGTCTGTTTGTTGGGTTTTCCCAGGAAGCATGTCCATAATGCGAATATATTGTTCTGCTCCTCTTAACATATTTGATGGATCACCGTTTTGCCTAGCTAATTCAATAGCTGAAGCTATAATATCAAGCACATCTCCTTGATTTAGCTCCTTTTCGTCTAAATATTTTTGTATTTTGGTATCTACCATGCCTTTTATTCTCTCCTGTTTAAAAAGTCTTTTGGCTGTAGCACCTGGATCAAGCTGATCTGGGCGATATGTCTTGCCAATCTGCTGCCAATCTATCTTTCCAGTACTTAGCATCATATTAACATATAGGCTTACTGCGTTTTTTGTACGCGTCATAGCCGCTTCACGCTCTACCCAGGGTCTAGTCCCAGTTTGCGAAAATTCGCCAGTTAGCTTATGGTTTTCGTACGTTAAAGTGGCTTTAGGGGTTAGCCACATCCTACCATATGGGTATATTACCTGGGTGCTGTTCTTATATTTACAAATATCGAGACATTCCGCTACATATCCGTCGTCCGAAAGTCCTAATTCGCCCTTTTTAGCCCTTTTCCAGTGAGTATAGCTCAAATTACGCTCCTTAGCCTCCAGCTCAGTCATAATGGGGTAAGTAACATCGTCCCAATTATTTATTTTTAATTTTCGAGTAATGAAGTCCATTAGTGTACACTACGTAATAGTATATAAATCACAATAGAACACTACTGTAGTGTATACAATACTGTAAAAAACAACCAAAGTAGGGCGATTGTCAAGTCTTTTTTTAATCATAATCTTCATTTGCATAAAAAATATCTATATCCCCGTGTAATATAAGCTCTTTTAATATCTCTATCCTATCCTCAATTGCGCATTCTGCATCCGTGAACTGGAAAACTATTAGTAACTCTTCATACTCCCTATCATTTAAGTCAACAAACTCGAATTGACGTGTATCAGTATTCCACCGCTCAATTTTCATAACAAATAGTACAAATGCACCGAATGGATACTCAAACCAATTTTGAAAATTTGCATTAGAGTGTGTGTGTGGGATATATAGTGTAACCACTCCCCGCCCGTTAGGGATGGTGGGGGTCTTAGTGTGTTGAGTTTTCTCGGTTCCAATAGTGTATGCTTACTCTGTTCTCTTCTTATGCTCTCTTCGCACAGCAGGATGAGAGCAACGAAGGTGGCGAGCCACGCGAACTCATAAGCATACACTATTGAATACAACATCCCGAGCAAACACACCACACTGCAGACACCCAGCATATCCATCCCTAAGGGCACCCCTTTTATTCTCTGGTTTATTCAATAACAATAACAATAAGGAGTAAGTATGAAAATCAGGATTAGTGGTAAGAAGTTTGGAGAACGTAGTGTATTGAACAGTCAAGCGTTGAATGCATATAGTCCCGAAGAGCGTCAGGCTATGTTTGACTCTGCTGTCGGTGTATCCATCTTTCTAAAGGACCAAAGTAGAGAAGACCAAGCAAAGTCTGTCTTAAAAGAGTTATGTGCCCATTTTAAGGGTGAAGTATACTCTAAGGCATCTGAGTTTGGTTGGGTCGTTGGTCAGGAGTTGGAGCCAACAAGGGATGATTATGACGCTATAATGGAGTTGATTGGTCAGTAGTGTTGGTTGGGGTATGCGAGAGTGTACCCCTTTAAATCCTTGCATTAAAAAACGCTAATAAACACAATAGGGAGTATATTATGGAATTGTATCACGCAACAGAGTTATCTTGGGTATTTGTTTGGATGGGACGTTTAGACAACCTTATAACCATAGATCGTAGTAAGTATCAGACTCTTCATGAGGCTATGTCTCAGGCACGGAAGGAAGTGTCTTGAAGTAGTATTAATGCGACTTTTGGTCCCCCATCTGGGTGGGGACTGATAAGTGCGTTAGGCTTTCACCAGAGTTGGTGATGTAAGTCCATTGATTTATAAATAACCCAGTAAACTTATATTCGTGAAGTTCAAATACGTCACCAGGTAGACTGGAGTAGTTGGCTCTGCTTACGTGTTGTGGTTAGCGAATTAAAATAAAGTATAGTCGAAGTAGGACCAGAATAACCAATAATCTGCTTGCCTGCGTAATAATGGCTGAACAATGGGAGACTTTAATACCACAATGCTCCCACGATCATTCGGAAGTTAGTCTGGCGTTGGACACGTGCTGGGTTTTTGGTTGTCAAAAGCCCCACGATTCAATTTCTCGGAAATCTAACATCCGATTAGAGAAAAGAACCTTTTTTATTAAAGGGCTCTTTTAATAAGGTTTGCCCAGTACCTTTCGGCGTTTACAGCTGATAAAACTGGGCTGATCGTTGTACAATACCACAGGTGTGAAACAATACTATTGAAGTTCGCAACCGATTAGTAGGTGTCCACCTGTGGATTAATTTGAGTAACCACTTTATATAGTAGTATTGGGGATATTATGCATTGAAACCCCCATTAGTTCAGCGAGCAGACTGAAGCGGACCCAATCATATTGGTCGGTGTTAGTTCACCTATGATACTTTTGCTATTTATAGATGGTTACTCTATAATTATAATGAATAACCATCATTAACAAGCTTCGGTCAGCCGTATTAGGGTTGATGGTTATTTATTACAAGTCGCCAATCTTGAAAAGATCAACTTGGTTCCCACTTATCCAAAATGGTAAAAAAGTGGAATATTATAAAGATTTAACTAAATAGTAAACAATCATAAAGGAGCAAACTATGATACTAAGTAAAAAGGAACTTGAAATTGTTAAAGGTATGGCTAAAGCTGTTGATGCAGTCGTGGAGACTGTTGAAGATGCCAAGAAAGACCTGCAACTTAATCATGATCGATTAGACTCTTGTAAACACAAGGGTTACATGAGTACAGAACTTTATAGATACATCTATTGGGGTTCTGACAGTTATTGGGATGAACTTCAGAAAATGAAGGAAGAAGACTGTACTGACTGAGAAGGATTGTATGGAAAGGGGTAGGATTGTCAGTATAAGCGATTGATTTCCCGCTTCCTATATTCTACCCTTTTTTATAAAAATAGTAAAAACTAAGAAATAATAGAAAATAGGTGAAGTCTCTGCAGGACTGATCTTATTTTCGTGTTATATATCCCTGGAGTGAAAGACTTAACTGCGTCTTTTCCAGGGGCAATGAAATGGTTCTATAAGGACCATAAGGATAAAAAAGCGGCTAATGCTGTATCTTTGCTTTTGGAGAGCTGAATTGTACGTAACTAAAACTACCTAAAAAGAAGTAGTTTACCGTGGGACACGAACCAAGGGGTCTGCCAACCTCTTAATATAGGAATGGTTCATAAAACAAGTTTTATACAGCATGATACAGGTAACTGTAAATGCTTTATAATCTGTGATGGGTTTAATCAACTTGAGCAGTAAAAACGACGGGTAACCGAGAGTTTTAGTCAACTTTATGGTCGAAAGACACCACAAACAAAATGGATAGTTATTGTAGGGTACTCAGACACGCAAAGTCGTGCTCTGTTGCTTAAAGCCTGCATATCATTATTTCTTCAATTAATATTAGGCAGCAAATCCTCTTTAAAGGGACCGTGTAAGTCGGACTCGATAATGGCTCCAATAGCGGAGCTGGTCTGAGAAAATAGATTGCTGCCTTAATTAAAAGGAACACAAACACATGAATAAATACCAACAAGGTGATGTATTATTTATCGAATTAACTGATAAAGAAGCAAAATCCTTTCAAGATAAAAAAGAGTCAAAGACTCATTGGAACAAAATCAATGTAACTCGAGAAAGCAATGGAGATACTGTTGTTGCTTATGGTGAAGCTACAGGACATAATCATAATTTTCAATTTCATGAAGATATGGTTCATTATCCTGTTACTGGATATGTAACTGATATGGGCAGAAGGGGAATAACTAATGCTTTAAACTATGTTGAAGTAGAAAAAACAGCGACTCTTACTCATCAAGAACATAATGAAATACAAGTTCCACCTGGTAAGTATAAAGTACAAATTGTTAGAGAATTTGATCATATTGGTCGTGTAACAAGGAACGTAGTAGATTAATGGGGTTTGCTAACAGAAGTTGGGGGATGCCTAAATGGAATTTGGATACATTAAAAACTATGCCAAATGCTTCCTTTGTTGAAGATCATGTTAATGGCTATGTAAAAGTTGTGTACTGTAAAATGAGTAAATCTAAGGTTGTTGGTCATATTAGGACTTCTTACTATAATCAAGGTAAGTGGACTTTACCTGCTGTGATTGTTAATCTTAATAATGATACAATTAAAATAATGGATAGTTCATTGTTAGACATGTCAGCTCAAACATTACATTGGTTTCTTGGTCATTGGTGTCCAGGGGGCGAGTATAGCGATAAAAAAGGAAGATGGTGCCATTATGATGGTTTTGCAACGCTAAAGAAAAAGTATGGACGAATTCAAAGACCAAATCAACAAATATCATGGAAATCAGCTGGGTATTTAGAGTTCTTTGATAAGACACCACATGAGAAAAAGATGGTTTTTGATGGAATGATTATCAATTCAGGTTTAGACATTTTAAATAAACCAACTAAGATTCAAGCGAAAGAGCATAATCAAATTATGGAACTTAGCAGATTAACTACGAATAGAAACAGACGATCCGCTTATCATAATAGAAAAGCAATGATCAGACTTAAATATGCACAAAAGCATGGAGATTGGTCTGTTGTAGAGATGGAAGATGTTTTTAAGTTGCGTAATGTATCAGAAAGAAGAGCAGTAATTGCCCATTTTAGTATGGATACTATACTTGCTTCTTTACATTCTAAAGAATTGGATAAAGATACAATAGACGATAGACCTTATTCTTTAGTGCAAGTAAAAATACCAGACAATTCAAATGATGAAGGATTTAGGTTTGGTTCATATTTACGTATGACTAACCCATCTACAGACGAGATTCATTTTGAAGGTGTTCCTAATCCTATACAAAATGTGCGTCAATCAGATACGACGAATGGTTGGAATGATACAATTGATGAACCAACTGTTAGATGTGCTCTTGCATGGAGAGATAACGATCTTGATATGAAATACATAGAACCCAAAGTTCTGACATGATTAACGAAAATGATATAATAATTGATGGTTTAGCAGAAAAAGTGTTTCCTTATTTAAATGATCTACGAGAAAGTGGTGAAATAAATATGTTTGAAGCACCTCAGTATGTTATGGAAGATTTTGACATAAGTAAATCTATGGCGAGAACATTAGTTTCTGCCTGGATGATGCAGTTTAACTCTAACAAGGAGAAAGAACATGAAGGTAGTGTCAATTAAAGAAGGTCCAATACCTGAACCCAAGAAGATAACATATACATCGAAAGCATGGAGGTTTTTATATACTCTTGGTTTCAATGAATATGCTGATATGGGAAATCTAACTAAAGCCAAATATAGAACTTTAGCGTCAAGGCTAAGCAAGTTTAATGGCGAAAATAGTAGAAAGTTAGGTTTAAGGACCACAAACAATGGAGTCGTTGTATACCGTAAGGTTTAAATTTACATAGTGCTCCATTATGTATAACATCGTAGGGTAGGGACAGTAAAAGATTAGGTTTTAACTGGTCGGTGAGCCAGTGTCTCCTTTCAATAGTCTTTGACCTTCCTACCTGAGATGTAAGGGATAAAAATAATGATTGAATCAACAATAATAGCAATATTTTGTTTGATAGCGTTTGCTATTTTTAATAAAATAATGTTGAAGGTGAAATAATGAGTAGAGAATTAAGTAAATGTTGTGGTGCTAAAATTATTTGGCACGACATATGTTCAGAATGTAAGGAGCATGTATAATGGGATTAGATATGTATTTAACGAAACGTATTTGGTATGGTGGTACTTATAAAAAAGATGGAGAACAAACACTCAGTTTTGTTGGACCATTTGCAACAGAGCACAATATTGATTCTAGGGAAGTAGAAGAAATAGTTTTGAAAAGTGCTTATTGGCGTAAAGCAAATGCTATTCACGGCTGGTTTGTTGATAATTGTGGTGAAGGTTTAGATAATTGCCAAGAAATGCGTATTGATTGGAGTCAACTATCAGAATTATATGATCTATGTAAAAAAACATTGGCTGCTTATAATGATGGTAATTTTGCAATTTGTAAGGATTTATTACCACCTGCTGAAGGATTTTTCTTTGGATCATATAAAATAGATGATTGGTACAAGGAAGACCTGAAAAATACGATTAATCAATTATCGTCTATTCTTGAGAATAGTGACGGAGATAAATACGATTATTTTTATAAAGCATCTTGGTGAAATAATGAAGAAACAAAAATGCAGTAAATGTAAACAGCCAATGGAATTACTTACTGGTACAAAGAACCGTTCTGGCATTTATCATTTGGCATGGGTATGCAGAAAATGGAATAATGCAAAAAAGGACAAGCTATATGAAAAAACCCTCACGTGGGAAGAAGACAGAATTATATATTCTGTCAGAAGATGATTTGTGGTTTGTTCCTCAACATCATAAAGAGCATATA